CCTGCAGCCAGGCCATGGCATCGTCGTTTGCTGGTGAAAGCAGCGCCGAAGGCGGGTCCCACCCTGTCCGCGCAGCCGTGCCATCATGGGTGCGCTGTTGCCAGGCATCCGGGCAATGCTGGGCCAGCACTTCATACGAAAGCGAAAGGATCGGCGAAAGACCTCGGGCCTTGGCCTCGGTCAGGAAATTGGCGTGCCACGCCTGGGCCGGCGTGCAGATCGGGGCCAAACCTTCCTCGACCAGAAAGGCAGAGCCAACCGGCACCAGCCGGAAGAAATGGCTCATGCCCACATACTGCAGCAGGCTTCCGCGATAACCCAACTGGTCAACATTGCGCAGCAAGCGGGCCGGGGTCTGGTTGCAGCTGTCGTCGTAAGCAGTCGCACAGGCGATACCATGTGGGGGCAACACCACATTGCCGATCTCCAGCATCGCCCGCTCGCCGTCGCAGCGGATGTCGCTCAACTCGGCCCAGCCTTCCGGCGGTGTGGCGAAGGCGGCGGTTCCCCCAGGAACGAAGCCGGGGGCGACCAGCGAAACGAACATCCGGTCGATATCGGCCGGATGGACCGGATCGGCCTCTTCCGGCAGCAGAAAGCCGCCCGCAAGGTCGGAAAACGGCACCTCGATTTGCGCATCGGTCGGCGTTCCGGTCAGCGCATAGTTCCACAGGCGCACATACCATGTACGCGCCGTTCCCGATGCGTCCCGGCCCTCGATGGTCAGGGTCGGTCCGTTGACGTCGTTTAGCGCGATCACCCCGCCCGAGCGCCAGCGAAAGGCCAGTACGGTGCGCGAGTAGTCACGGTCAGTGCGGTAGGCCAGCAGCGGGTGGTCAAACCGGTCCACGCTGTCCCAGATCAGCCCGGCCAGATCACCCGTCTGTTGAAACCGCACGTCAACGCGCAGTGCATCGGGCGCGGTCGTTATGACCGAAGCCATCATCGGGCGCGGAAAGTTGACCGTCCAGTAACGCGGATCGAACCGCTGGATCCAGTCGGTGTGCTGCCCCTCGCGGGCCTGAGTCAGCCAGAAAGCCATGGCAATAGTCTCCTCAGTATTCGCGCAAGGCGCGGCGCACCGCGCTGGCCACTTGTCGGCTCGAACGCTGCAGGGCCTGTGCCCCGCCGGCATTGCCGTGCCCGTTGACCGTGATCGCCACGCGCACATCGCGTCCGCCGCCGGATGGTGAGGGCGCTTCCACGCGACCGGCGCTGGTCGGCACGAACAGTTCCGGCCCGCGTTCGCCCACCACATAGCCCCGGCCGGGCGAAACCGGCCCGCCGGTGGCCCTACCGGGCAAGCCCAGCACCGCGCCCAAGAGGCCGGTGCCAAGGCTCAGCAGGCCGCCGCCCGAGCTGTCGCCCAGCGCGCCTTTCACGGCCTGCGCCGCGATGGAATCGATCACGCCCAGCGCGGTCCGGCGCAGGTCGTCAAAGCCCAGGCTGCCGCGCCGGACGGCGCTCACCAGGCCACGCTCCAACACGTCGCCGGCGCGGGAAAACCCGTCGGTCAGCGTGCTGTCCACCGAACTGCGCATGGTTGCGATATCTTGCGCGAACCCCTGCGTGCTGGCCCGCACATCGATCAGCAGGGTATCGACGGTGTCAGTCATGGTCTTGCTCCATCAGCCGGGTCAGGTCCGCGCGGCTCAGGCAGGCGTTGGCGCTGGCGCCGCTGCCGCAGGAAAGGATCGCCGCCAGTTCGGCCGGGGTGGCCTGCCAGAATTCCGAAGGCCGCCAGCCCAGCACGCGCCCGGCAAGGCCGGCCAGCCGTCCTGCCGCCGGCGCAAACCGTTCGGTCATGCCGCGCCTTGCAGAATCTGCGCGAGCAGCACGCGCAGCGGCTTGGCTGCAGCAGCAAGCCCTTCAGTCAGCACGGCTTCGCCCACCGCCTCGCGCCCGATCCGGTCACGGTCTGCCAGGCAATGCCAGAACAGCGCGGCCATTTCCGACAGGCGCAGCTGGCCTTCGCCAGCGCGCTCCACCAGGGCAAACAGCGGGCCCAGTTCGTCTTCCGCGCCTACCAGCGCCGAAAAGGAAGGGCGCAGCAGGCGCGGAATGCCCTCGATCACCAGCACGGCCTCGCCGCGTTCGGGGTTGGCCATCACGCTTGCCGGGCTCATGCCGGCGCCACCGCGCCCGAGCTTTCCAACGCCAGGGTGTAATTGCGCTCACCGTTGAAATCGCCGGCATAGTCCAGCTTCTGGATCAGGAACTTGCCGCGCATCTTGGCGCCGTCCTCGAAGCTCAGTTCATAGTCGGTTATCGTGCCGGCCAGCGCATGGTCGCGGATCAGGTTTTCGGCGGCGCTGCCCAGGAATATTCCAGCTGCGCTTACCGAAACCTGGCGCACGCCGGCTCCCGAAAGCAGTTCGCGCCAGCCGCCGCTGTCCTTGCTGGTCACAACCACGGTATCGCCGCTGATCGACATCTGCGTGGTGCGCAGGCCGGCAACGGTCTGGAAGGCGGGGGGTGCCGCGCCGTCGGAAATCTTGAGCAGGAAAGCGGCACCTTTCTGGGCAGCCATGGCGGTTCTCCAAAGTCAGGGGGGTGGGGCAGATGGCAGGTTCAGGCGGCCAGAACGCGGAACCGGTATTCGAACAGGATCGAACGGACATTGCCCGCGCGCTGCTCGGTCCGGGCCCGCAGGAACTGGGCCGAAACGATGGCGAAACCGGCCTGATCGCGCGGCAGGGCAGCAATCCGGCCCTCCAGCGCACTCACCAGCGTTGCCGCCGTGTCCGGCCGGTCGCCCCGGCAATGCAGTTCCAGCGCCACGCGAACCTCGCGGCCGGCGCGGTCCTTCATGCTCCAGTCGGTGCTGGCGCTGGTGGCGATGGCCAGCCACGGCAAGGCCGCGCGGACCGGCGTCTCCTCGGTCACCGAATTGAGTTCGCTCGCCAGTGTCGCATCGGCGGCAAGCCAGTCGATCAGCGCGGCGCGCAGGGCGATTTCCATCGTGGCCTATCCTTTCGTGAATGTGGGCCAGAGCAGGTCGGCCCGGCGCCACGGTCGTTCGGGCGCAGCCCGGGAAACGGCGCGGACTTCCGCCGCCGCCGCGCCAATCGCTCCCGCCTTGCGGACCATGGACACGGCCAGGGCGGCAAAGTTGCTGGCCGCTGAAATCCCGCTCACAGCAGCCGCGGTCCGCGCCACGGACGCCACAGTGCGGCCACGGCGGCGGGTGGGACCGGGCCTTTGTCGCCGGCTTCGCGCTGGCGATACTGGTGGGCGGCAAGGCGCACGATGCCGTGGCGCAGGCCGTCGGGCAGGGCGTTCCAGTCATCCGCCAGTCCGGCGGTGAAGCGCACCGCGATGCGGCTGGCGAGGCCCGGATCGGTCACCCGGATCCAGGCCGTGCCATCGGCGCGAAAGTCCAACGCATAGGCCTGTGCTTCCAGCGCGAACCGTTCGCCCGTGTTGGGAATGGCCTCCACCGTCGTGATGGCCAGCACCGGTCGGACGTCCAGCTTCTGCCACTCGCTGTTGACGGCGATCACTTCCTCGCACTCCGCCACCAGCGGCATCGAGCCGGTGAAGGCCTCGCAGGTTTCCAGTGCGGCTCTCAGCTGGGCGGCAAGGGTTTCATCCTCGCCGGTAATGGTAATGCCGAGCCAGTCCTTCAGCTCTGCCAGCGCGGCCGGCCCAAGGGTTGCGGCAGCGACGATTGCCCGCTTCATGGCGGTCTCCATGTCTATCGCGAAAAGGGACGAAGGCACCCGCGCCGGGGGTTAAAAACCGCCCGGCGCGGGTGCAGGTTGGGCCACACTGCAAGGGGAGGGACAGCGCGGCCCGTCAGGGAACCTGTCAGGTCGAGATCTTGAGCAGCTTGATCGCTTCGCTATCCAGCACCTGGCCGCCCACGCGCTTGGTCGCGTAAAAGTTGACGAACGGCTTGTTGGTATAGGGATCGCGCAGGATGCGGGTCGTCCCGCGCTCGGCGATCAGATAACCGTTGCGGAAGTTGCCGAAGGCGATCGGCATGTTGCCGGCCGCCACATCGGGCATGTCCTCGGCTTCGATAACCGGATAGCCCAGCAGGCGGGCCGGAGCGCCATCCATCAGGCCCGGCTGCCAAAGAAACGAACCATCGGCCGCCTTGAACTTGCGCACCGTGGCAAGGGTGGCCGTGTTCATCACGAACACCGCGCCCTGGCGGTGGCCGGCCTTGAGCGAGTGCACCAGATCGATCAGCTTCAGCTCCGGCGCCACGTCAAAGCCGGTGGCATTGCCCGAAGCGACGAACTGCAGCGTGCCGAAGGCGCGGGTCGCGTCGGTGGCGTTGCTGGTCGGGGCGCCGAGGAAGCCCTTGGGCTGGTTGGTCCCGGTGCCGTTGACGAAAGCCGCCGCTTCGGCACGGGCGAATTCGCTGCCGATTTCCGAAGCGAGCCAGGCTTCCACGTCGAACATGGCATCGTCCAGCATCGCCTGGCTGGCCGAAGGATTGGCATAAAGCTCGCCCGACGGCGGGGCGATTTCCGCGAACTTGGGCGAAGTGGTTTCCGGCCGGCCCGCGGTTTCGCTGACCCAGCCCGAAGCGCTGCCCGAGGTCATGATCAGCTTGCGATAGCCGGCCGAACCAACCTGGACCACCTGGGCGATCTGGCGGATCGGGCTGATCTTCTTGAGCACGGCGGCGATCTTCTCGTCGATCTCGCGCGGCACGGCATAGCCGCCATCGGCCAGCACGGCGCCCGAAAGCGACTTGAGTTCGGCCTCGCGGCCCTGGCGCAGGAAGCCATCGACGAAGCTCTTGACCTCGACCGGGGCCGATGCACCGGCCAGCGCCGGCCGGCCGCCGATGCGGGCCGCGCGGTCGAGCCGCGACTTCACTTCCGCGATGTCCGAACGCAGCGCTTCCAGCGCGCCATCAGCCGCGTCCTGGCGGGCCACGATGTCGAACGAGGCGTCAAGCGTCTCGCCCAGATTGTCGCCGGCCAGATCGACGGGGGTGTCGTTTTCCATGGAGCAGTTCACCTTTCACACACATTGGGCCGCCACGGCGGGCAGCCATCTTCGAAGGAGGAAAATTCAGGAAACGAGGTGCACCCGCGCCGCATCCTGCATCGGATGGGTCACCAGGCTCACCTCGAAGAGGTCAACGTCAGTCAGCTCGCGGCCCCGCTGGTCGCGGCGAAAGCCGCGCGCGGCATAGCCAAAGGAAAGGCCGGTCACCGCGCCGCGCTTCAGCGCCGCCGCGGCCCCGCCCTCGGGATTGTCGATCGCGGCCACCACGCGCAGGCCGCGATCATCCTCGGCCACGGTCTCCACCCAGCCGATCCGCTGGTCGGGCCGGTGCTGCCAGTAAAGGGGCAGCGGCTGGCGGCGTTCGGCCAGAGTCCGGGCAAAGGCGCCGGGGCGGATCACGTCGCGCCCGCTGTCGCGCTTGTCGAACAGGGCGGCATATCCGGCAAAGCGCAGCGGCTTGTCGCTCACCGCAGCAGCCCGAACTGGCCCAGCCGCACCGCGATGCCCACCAGCAGCAGCGCCGCCGCGCCCGTGATTACCCAGCCCACGACGGCCCGCCAGGCATCGCGCTTGGCATCGCGCCAGGCGGCCAGCAACTGGCGCAGTTCGGAAAGGTCTTCGTGCGCCTCGGCGTCGCCCAGGCCCATGCGGGTCAGCACCCGCTCGGCGCCCACTTCGCTCGCCTCCTCGACAATGGCCCGCAGCGTCACAAGGTCGGCGCCCGACCCTGCCGCCTGGGCAATCAGCCCGGCCAGCATGTCCTGTCTGTTCATTGTTTGTTCTCCGTGTCGTTTGGCGCCGGGGCAAGGCCCAGCAAGGCGCGCTTTTCGTCCGGGGTCAGGAATTCGGCAGCGCTCACCTGCGCCCACAGCCGTTCGCGGTCTTCGGCCAGGGCCGGAATCCGGTCGAGGTCGATCGCCAGCGGCCGGTCGGCAAACCAGGTCGCCAGCCCTTCGGCCAGTGCCGCCAGCAGCTTGGTCGCCAGCGGCAGCAGGGTCAGCCGCCACAGCGCGCGGTTGGCTTCGCGGTAATTGGCATAGGTTGCATCGCCGGGCAGCCCGATCAGCATCGGCGGTACGCCAAAAGCCAGGGCGATGTCCCGCGCCGCCGCCGCCTTCAGCGCGGCAAAGTCCATGTCCGCCGGGGTCAGGCTCAGCGATTGCCATTTCAGCCCGCCTTCCAGCACCATTGGCCGCCCCGCGTTGCCTTCGCCCGAAAAGGCCTGATGCAATTCGGTTTTAAGCCGCTCGAACTGGTCGGCGGTCAGCGTGCCGTGATCGCCGCTGTCATAGACCAGCGCGCCCGAAGGCCGCGCCGCATTGTCCAGCAGCGAACGGTTCCACCCGCTTGCCGCATTGTGGATCGCCACGGCCTGGTCGGCGGCGGAAAGGCAGCCTGCGCCATAATGGTCGTCCGCCGGGTGAAAGGCCTTGATGTGGATGATGTTGGGCGATGCATCCTCGTCCAGCACCGGAATGGTCACGGCCTCTTCGCCCACGCGATAGGCATAGGCTTCCGGCCAGCCGCTCGCGCCCGCCACGGCGCTCACACGCTCTGGCCGCAGGGCAAACAGTTCCGCCGGGCGCCCGGCGCCATCCTTGATGATCTGCACATAGCCGTTGCCATGCAGCAGCACGTGGCTGGCCAGCGTCTCCAGCAGCGATTGGCCCGCGCTCGTCGCGCTCACCAGTGCGGCCAGTTCAGGGTCGGTCGGCTGCAGGGCGGCCTGGCCGATCCCTTCGGCAACCAGTCGCACCGCGCGCTGCGCCACCGGGTTGTCCAGATAGGCACGGCGCACCGCACCCTGGTATTCGAACGGGGCCCGCACGCAGCCCGCATCGGCAAAGATCCACGGCGAAGTATATGTGCGCGCCA